AAAGAATCCGCATTCTGAACATTTGTACCCATCTTGCCCACTTTCATCTTCGCAGTAAATCCATTCCCCTTGTTTCGGATCAACTGCATTCTGCTCTTTCAGCAGTTCAAGGGCATCGGAAGCACATTCTTTCGCACATCTTCGATTCCCATACCCAAACCCAAATTCATCAGAATAAGGACAGGTTTCACAGTAAATAGGCACGCCTGCAAGGCATGGCAACCCTTTGATAACCTTCTCTAACTTACTAATTTCCATTGCTTCGCAATCCTCCTAAAAAGTGTCATTTCTACAATTACGCATACCGCCTGTAATCGTGGTTCACGTCATCTTCATTCAAAACAACATACTTCATTGTTGTATCAATCTTTTCGTGTCCCAACACGTTTGCCACTTCCTGTATTGGCATTCCATGCCGTGCAAGTTCTGTTGCTAACGTCCGGCGAAACTTGTGCGGGTGTACATGATCCACGCCGGAAGATTCACCAAGCTTTTTCATCATCGCGCGAACGCCGCCCGGTTCAAGCCTTCTGCAACCCTTTCCGACAAATAAGGCCGGGTTATCGTCCTTCCTGCTTGCAAGATACTGGTGAAGAAGCATTGACGTAACTCCGTCAAAGAATGCTGTCCGTTCTTTGTTTCCTTTCCCGTGAACTATACATTTGCAACCAACAAAGTCGATTGCTTTACGGTCAAGGCCAGTTGCTTCGCTGATCCGGCAACCAGTGGACGCAAGAAAGGCTATAATTGCCTTGTCACGCACTGTTGAACAATGTTCCTTCAGTTTTTCCATATCAACCGCCGTAAACGTCTTCTTTTTCTTCTTGGCGCATTTGATCGTTCCAAGGTTCGCTGTTGGATTCCGGTCAATAAGGCTTTCCCGCTGCAACCAATTGAAATACGCTGAAAATACCTGCCGGACTCCTTCTATCGTTGAATCTGCTATACCTCTCTGTTGCATCCCTGCAAGATACGTGCGCAGGTGATAGACCGTTATACGCCGTGTTGGAACGCCAACGCCTTTCATCATTCTTTCAATCACGTACCTGTAACGCTCCAACGTTTTTGCGCTCCGGCCCTGTACATTCAGCGCATCAAGGAAGCAATCTAACAGGTCATCGTTTGTTTCAAGTGAGATAATAATCTCACGCATTTCGTAACCTTCTAACACGTCTGCTACAATCGTCATAACCTTCGCCATTGAATCTGCGGTGATTTCCTTCGATAGCCTTTTTTCCGTCTGATTCATAAAGCTAACTTTCGCATCAATAGCCATTAGTCTTTACCTCTCTTTCCTGCTCCACCCTTGCGGGCCATTAGTAAAATCAATCCTTCAGCACTCTATTGCAGTTCAGTTTCTTTCCGTCTTCCGTTATCGTCCCTTCAATAATCGACAACGGAACTTGCGCGAATTCCTCAAGTTTCCATTTCGCTGCCCGTGCGTCTTCCAATCGTTCAAACACAATCACCATGTTCCCGGACTCATGCGGACAAAATCCCTTTATACCCTTCATGCGTTGCAGAAACTTCATTGCCGCGTCTGCCTGTTCCGGTTCTTTCTCCGGGTTCGGAAAGTTTACCGGAACGCCCCATACTTTCACTATTCTTCCTCCTTCTTTTCTGCGTAATAGCAGTAATCATTTGGTTTTGCACCGCAATTATATTTTCCACAACGCATACAATCCAAATCAAAATGTTTGCATTCCTTGCACGAAAGGCACTGAACGTCTTTTGTTTGCATCTGTATAACTTTCATTGGCATAACCCCTTTCGTTTCATGTATTGCCAAACTTCCCATAACGCCCGCCCGTGAATGATTATCGTGTTTCGCTTCTCATAGTGGATTTGGTTCTGTATCTGCTGAAGCGTTAACCCGTTCACATACTTTTCAATCAACACGGTCTGTTGCGTATCATCCGGCACAGCCTTGATTGCATCCATGATCTCGCACATAGTATTGTTTGCTTCCCGCCGCTGATCCTCAAGCACCTTTGTTGCGTCTATCGCGGAAACAACCGCGTTCGCCATCATTTCACCGCCGCCGGAAGTCTGTACGCATACTTCTTTCAAAGCAACCGTTGTGTTTGTTGCGTTCTCCATTGCGCTTCTTATGGCCCGCTCAAGCGCGGCGCATTTCTGTTCTAACGCCCTGTATCGCATCAAGAACGCCTTTGCCGGGTTTTGCTTGTGCTGCATCATTTCCTTTTCCCCCGTTTTCGCCGGATCGCGGAAACGAAATATTCACGTTCCCGCGCTTCCTTTGCGCGGCGTTCGTTGGCCTGTTCGCGTTCCTTCTTAAAGTCTTGGTATTCTTTGCAGAAACCGTGACAGGTCAACGTCCGCCGGTCGCAATCCTTACAAGGCCCGCTACTCAAAACGGCAATTCGTCCGTTTCGACTTTTGTAAACCCGCCTTGATTGTCCACGGGGGCAGACGGTTCGGCAGGTATTGGCGCATCTGATACGCGGGAAGATAAAAACTCTACACTATCCGCAAGAACCTCAAGGCTTGCGCCGTGGTTTCCGCTATTCTCCCATTGCCGCAGGCTAATCCTGCCAACAACGGCAACTTTGCTGCCCTTCTGTGTGAACTTGTGGCAATTCTCCCCCAAGTTGCGCCATGCGCTCACATTGAAGAAATCCGCGCCGGGGTCTTGGTTGTTTCTCGTCTTCGGCCTGTTGACAGCAACAGAGAACCCGCAAACGGGTGTGCCGTCCTGTGTGTGCCGCAGTTCCGGGTCTTTCGTAAGGTTTCCGATGATAGTAATAAGATTCATGCTGTTTCTCCCTCGCTTTCGATTTCGTCACTTGCTAATATCGTCCATCTTCCGCGCTTTTTCTTGGCCTTTGCACGGAATTCATAGAACGTCTTGAGATTGATTCCCATAAGACCGGCGCAAACAGCCGCTGATTGGTCAATTGCTATGATCGCATCGTCTTTGTTACGCCATACGCAAAACGTTTTGTACCCAACGCCGGGTATCCCACGCTTTCCGTTTTTCATGCCCTTACACCTCTCTTACCTGTAATCCGTACTCCCAAAGTAATAATTTGCGTTTCAAAATGTATACCTGCGTCTTTGTTGCGGGTGATTTCACATCTTCGACAACATCTTCCCCGTTTTCGTCCTTATATGCGAAATCTGCCTTGTAAACCACCGGCCTTTCAATCATCTTCCCGTCCCGTACTTGTTTCGGGACAAGAACATAACTAACTTGCCGTTGCAGAAAAGTGATCTTCCCGGCCCGTTCAAGCAGTTTCAGTTCTGCCCACCTGTTCGCTTCCTTCTTGCTGTCGAACGTGATTCCGTCCACAATCGTTTTTTGATTCCTGTACTTGCTCACGTTCATACCCCCTGCATTCGCTCTTTGGATAACCGATAATGAAACCGTACTTTGTGCAATAACAACTTCCCTTGAATCTTTGCTTGCCGTATTCGCAGTCCAAGCAAAGCTTATTAACCGCATTCGCGTATTCCATTCAAAAACCCCCTAAAAACGCAGTCTGAATGAATCCCTTGTCTGTTATGCTCCAATCATCCGAACGCGCGTAAATGGTCACGTCTGTTCCGTCTGGCAGCCACTTTCGGCGCGTCCCGTTGATTGATCTCCGACAGGCAACCCGTCCGGAACTGTTCACCCAACCGTCAACGGTTTCGATTGTGACCGGAAAACGCGTCACAAACCCCGCATTAATCCATGATTCACCCTCAAACCCGTAAACAAGCATGAACCCGTTTCGTTTCTCCCCGTCCGTTTCCAGTGCTTGGCCTAACTCCGCATACCCCACAGCCTGCGCCCCGCGCTTCGGAAACATCCGCACATAGACAAACGAATCCGGTTGGCACAGCACATAGACCGTTTCCGAAAGTGCGCTTACGCAGACAAGAAGCAGGCAAAGCAGGACGATCAAGAATCTTTTCATGCACTTGACACCTTCTTTTCACGTTCCATTTTCGCAATTGCTTCCTCAAGTTCGCGCTGATTTCGTTCTTCCCACGCCTTGTAGTCCGGGTCTGTCGCATAATCCCGTTGTTCGTATGCCTGCGCGATAACTTGCGGCTTTTTGCTCGGTTTCTTCGGTTCGCCTTTCAAAACAGCTTCAAGGTATGCGATATTCGGCGCGCCGTGCTTAACGCAGGAATCAAATGCGGCAAGCATCTTCTCAAGGCCATGAACTGCGTACAGGTTTAACAGCTTTGCCCGAACAGAATTGCTTTTCAAAAATCCTGCGTCCTCTGCCGCATCAAGCACCCTGTTCTGTTCTGACTGGATCGCGCGCGCGTTGTCATCGTCAATAAAGTTTTCTTTCTCTTTCTCTTTTTCTTTTTTGTTATTGTTATTGTTATTGTTATTGTTTTCTTTTGGGAAATTTGATCCGTTTTGTTCCGGTTTGCTGTCTTTTGATTCGTTTTGTTCCGGTTTGTTGTCTTTTGTTCCGTTTTGTTCCGGTTTGTTACTTCCTGCCGCCGTCCTTGCTTCAGAAATCTTGGCGTTGCGGTCAACCTGTCCCTTCATGAACCGGAACGCAACGCGGCAAGCACCTGTCAGCAAATGCTCATATTCAGCACCGGACGCATACGCAACAACAGCGTCAATCAAATTCCCTTTTTCTTCTGCCGTTAGGTCTTGTGTGACTTCCAACCAGTCAAAGAAAATCGGAACATACTCTTTCGCCATCTTTTCCAACCTCACAGATAGTTTTTGCCAAATAGCTTCATCCACTCCGAACGGGTGTGCGTTCGTTCAAAGGCAAACTGCGCGTCACGCTTGAGCATCAGATTCTTTTCCTTGTCATACTGTGCGCCGTGCTTGCCTGTGTGGCATTCCTTACAAAGCATAACGGTTAAACCCAAACGCGTTGACAGCTTCTTATTTGCCACTCCTGCAAAGACGTGGTGACACTCAAGGCCAACCGTCTTTCCACATAGATAGCACCCATTCCCGTCTGTCTGAATGATACTTTTCATGCGATCTTGTAACGTGCAACCCTGCACGTTTCACCCTCACGGTTCTTGACGGAAACCATTTCGCTTTCGATTTCAATACCCATGCGGCGAATATCGAAAATCCGGGAAGCAAGACGCGTCACGCCGATCCCGAAAGCCTGCATTGTTGTTATTGACCCGTGCTTCTGCATGAATCGAATAATTTTCTTTACCTGTGTATCCTTATTCACCGTTTCCCCCACCTTTCCAACAATTCTGCTTCTTCTTTCCTGCTCAACGGTATTTTCAGTTCCATTTGTTCGCACTGATCGAGCAACCAATCAAGGATGATTTTCATTTCATCAACAGAATAGGTGCTTGACCCGTAATACAGGTGTATCGTCTTATGCCCAATCAGTCCCGGAACATCGTCAACCACTTCAAGAAACCAACCTGTACCGTGACTTTCCCAACGTTCCTTGACTTGCTGAATGTCCCATTCAAGCAATTGCGTCTGTGCGTATACCCCAACGGCCTTGATTGCCATCCTGTAAACATCTTCTTTGTCAAGCGGCGGTTTCAATGCTTTACCGATCTCCGAACACAATGCCCACATAAACGCGTTTGCGTCCTTACTCCGGCCTGCTGACGCTTTCTTGATCTCTACGGTAACTTCTTTGCCCTTCAGCGCGTCATAGGTCTTGGTAAAGTCGGCAGTGACCGTGACGGAAACGGTCTGTGTTCCGTCACGGTTTACAATCAAATCTTCAAGCTTGCCGGTCATGCGCTGACAACTTCTTTCAATTCCGTTCCGGTCGGTGTGAAGCAGGAATACATTTTTGCAATCAATCCCTCTGCTTCAGTCTGCGTGTAAGAACTTAACGCCTTTGCGGGAATCATCTTGTTTGCCCGCAGGACTGCAAGCTGTTTTGTCCACAATTCCGCGTTTTCCTCAACGGAAATCCCGCGCGCTTTCTGAAGGTTGGAACGTTCCCGCGAAAGATATGCCTGCACCGGGTTCTCCGTGTTCGGGAGTGTCGGCGCGGTTGTCACCTGTGCCGGTTTGTCCTGCTGTGCAGGCTTAACCGGGATTCTTTCCTGTTTCGTTTCCTTCGGTTTCGCCGGTGTCTTGGCCTTTGATGTTACTTCGTGGCTTTCCCCGTCCGGGTCAACCATTTCTTCCGTTGGAATCATGAACATTTGAAACATTGCGTATTTCATCGCAACGGACATGGCCTTATTGCTTGCCTTGTCCCCGCTGTCCATGCCCTCGCCAACAACAACGCAGGACACGTTTGACCCGTCCGGCGCGTACATGGTGTACTTGATCGTCAAAATTGAGTACTTCAGAATGCCTTTCTTGGCCTGCCCGTTATAGACGTTTTCCGTTTCCCGTTCTTCCCGCCTGTGGTCAAGGATTTCGGGGCAGATGAAAAGACCAAGTTCCGACATGACGGGATTCAGCGCGTTATAAACAGCATCAATGCCACGGAAATTATATTTCTGCTGTGCGTTGACGGAATCTTTGCCGATTGCGCCAACCTTCTTCATTGCCTGTCCGATAAGGCTATAAATCTGTTCAGCCATCTTCCCTTGCCCCCTTCTTCGGTTTCGACAACTCAACTGCAAATTTGGGTTTGCGTTCAATGACCTTCACGCCGGGGATTACCTCGCCGTCACTGTTCACGATGGTTTCACCGACAACCGTTGACGCGTCCTTCAGCGCGGCCCAATCAAGCTTTTCTTCAGTCTTCACATAGTTCGCGCCGCCGTTGTCCTTCAGCCAAGCAATGACCGTCTTATCGTCCTTGTCATAATCGGGTGCTTGCTTCTTCATCATGATCTTGCCGCCGGGGAGCAAGTAATATTCCTGCGTCTTGGTTTCCTTGTGCGGGACGGTTTCAAAGAACACGCGCAACGCACGGTCAATAAAGCCAAGTTTCCAGTCTGCGTCTTCCTCAACGGCCTTGATCCGTTCTTTGTAGAACGCAATCAGTTCGTCACGGTCTTCAATGATCTTCCGGCGGCGTTCCAACTGCCAACCCGCTTCAAGGTCTGTTCTGACCTCTAATTCTTCCTGCATATTTTCCTGCAACGCTTCGCTCATTTTCTTGAATCCTTTCTACCCGCCGTGCTATAATGACGGCGGGATTGTGTGAAATGCCCTTGCACTTTTCCAACCGCCCTGCTTGCGTCACCAAGCGGGGTTTTCATTTTCCGGGATAAACCGGAGTATGGTAACCGCAGACCGGGAACACATCAAACCCGGTCTGTTTCATGGCCCGCCGCCGTCTGATCCTGTCAAACAGCGTCACGCGCCGCCCGATTCTCTTGGCAGTCATCGGGCAATAGCAATACCGACTTTTCACCGTTCACGCCCCCTTTCGTTTCAAAATTCGTCTGATTTCGTTCTCCGGCGGCAACGTCTGCCGATCCAACCAATCCTTGACTGCCCTTTCGCTGACCATCAAGTGCGGTTTCTCTGTGTGTTTCATTTCCTGCCGCATGATCTTCCGCGCCGTCCGGGGGTCTTTGACCCGCAGAAGTGCGCAAACATCAGCAACCGTGTACATTGGGTCAATCATGCGTCACCCCGCCTTTTTCATCAACTTATCTACTGAAACGCCCAAGGCCGCAGCAATCGCGGAAAGCGTGTCAATACGCGGGTTTTTAGTTTTCCCGCTTTCGATGTAAGACAAAACGCCTTGACGAATACCTGCGCGCTTGGCAAGTGCCGATTGTGAAAGGCCCTTTTTCATGCGCAGTTCACGAATCAATGACTTTGCCCCCTTTGCTTCAAGATTTCGATATTATAATATCATAATGTTGATACGTTTGCAATAGATATTTTGATATTTTTCGTGTAGTATGTCTATGGAATATAAAAATTTCGAGAGAATGGATGTGTTTTCAAAATGGAAGTAGGCGAAAGAATACAATCTATCATGAAAAAAAGGGGGTATACCCAAAGTCAATTAGCAGAAGCGGCAAAAATATCACAATCCGGCATATCAACGATTATTAGCGGCGCATCAAGTCCAAGTGCAGTAACATTGAAAGCAATTGCAATGGCCTTGAATTGCTCTGTTGCTGAATTGTTCGGTGAGAATGGCGTAAGCTTTATTCCTGTTGTCCGCGCGTCCGTCCCGATCCTTGGCAATATTGCCTGCTCTCCGCAGACAATACCGGACATGAACCCGGACGGATATGCAGACTTGCCGGAAGGCGTTCACGCAGACTTTGCACTCCGATGCAATGGGGATTCTATGCAACCAATGTTTGAAGACGGTGACCTTGTTCTGATCCGAAAACAACCGGAAGTCGAAAACGGACAGGTTGCCGCTATCGGAATAAACGGGGAAACAACGCTGAAGCACGTATACAAACAGACCGGCAGTTTGTTGCTTCTTGCAAACAACGCTAAATATACGCCAATACAAACGAAGCCAAATGACGATATTGTGATCTATGGCCTTGCTGTTGGATACGTAAGGATGTGGTGATATGCCAAGGCCAAAAAAACAAGTTTTGAAGAAGCGCGCAGACGGTCGGTACGCCTGCCGGTACAAAAACCAGTGGTTCTATCACACCGATCCTGACGAATGCCTGCGCCTGCGTGAAGAATACAAGGAGCAAGAGAAGCGCGGACGTATTATGTTCTATTTCGTGCGAGAATACGCCGAAAAGTGGTTTGACCGTGCATACCCGAATATTTCCCCGTCCACGAAACGCGGCCTAAAAACCCACCTTAAAACGCTAATAAACGCTATTGGCTGTCTGTCAGTTTCAGAAGTCAAACCGTCAGACATTAAGGCCATTTACTCCGAAAGCTACAAAGGGAAATCTAATTCATACATCAAGGCAGCGAAACAGCTTTATTGCGCCCTGTTTGATTCTGCCGTTGCTGATGGTCTGATCCTGTCCAACCCGGCCCGCGAAAAGACAGCCAAGCCGCACACCGGAACATACACCGGACACCGGGCAATCACGCCGCAGGAACGCGAATGGATTCACACGCTTTGCACAGACCATAGGGCATGGCCTGCGGTTATGACCATGCTTTATGCCGGGATAAGGCCGCAGGAAGCAAAGGCGTTGAACATTGATAAAGATGTTGATTTCAAGGCAGAAACAATTACCGTCAGAGAAACGGCGCACATTGACCCCGAAAACGGGCAAAAATACGTCTTTACAGGCAAGGGGAAGACCGAACGGGCAAATAGACAGATTCCGTTGTTGCCCCCGCTAAATGACGCGCTGAAGGGCAAACACGGGTATTTGGTCACGTCCGCGCATGGCGAGCGTATCACGCACACAACGTGGCGGGTTATGTGGAACAGTTATGTTGCGCATATGGAAACGGCAATAAACGGCGTTGACCGGCGTTGGTACGGGCGCACCAAGGAACACAAAAAGATTCTTGCTGACGGCGGCACACTCCCGCCTTGGGTCAGTTTCACGGTTGTTCCGTATGATTTGCGTTATTCGTATGCGACCATGTTACGCGACATGAAACCGCCGATTGAAATTCATACGGCAATTTCTTGGATGGGCCACGCAGATTCAAAAATGATTCTGAAGATTTACGATCAAGTCACGAACGCGCGCGACACATCAGAAGCAGAACGTTTGAAAGCTGTTTTCAACAAATGATTTTTATTTTTGCTTCATTTGACTACCGTTCTGACTACCAATCAATGCTTTTTTATGTTCTGAAATGTACCTAAATGCACTTCATCAAGGGACAAGAAAAACCCCGCTACCTTGTGTGGTAACGGGGTTTCTTGGTATGGCTCAAATAGGACTCGAACCTATGACACTCCGGGTATGAAGCGGCTTGTTGTACGTTGTACAATCGTTGATTCAATTGACTTGTACAATGTACAATTTCGTTTTGACTACCAAATTGACTACGAATCGGCGTTTTTAAGTGCCTTTTCCATGTCTTCACGAACCAGTTTCTTGACATACTGCGTTGCGTTCGGTTGTCTGTTTATCCACTCAAATAACGCCATGTCTTCCGAATCGGTTTTATTGAATGGAATGTGTTTGCGCTTTATATGATCCTTGGCATATTGCATATCATACGCGCCTTTGTTAAACGGCATCTGATTCCCCTTCCTTTCTTGTGCATAGTGTACCATAAAATAAAGCCGGGTACAATGCCCCCGGCGCGGCGTATCGGTTAGTTGTAGTTTTCCCCGGTCTGAATAAGGTATAAGGTGCAAAGCGTTGCCCGCTTCATCCGTGCTTCTGCGGTCATGCTTTCAAAAATCCGCTGTCCTTCTTCGCCGCCTTTGGCGCATTTTGTGCGCATTGATTCGATTTCGGCATCAAGCGCGCGAATTGCCAAACAAATTATTTCCGTCTGTGTAATCATGCCGCCTTGCCCCCTTTCTTCATCCACTCCAGCAACTTGCGGGCGTTCTCACGCTCAATCTGAACGTGAACCTTCAGCTTCTCTTTCGGTGTCATCATGCCCTTGCACCGTCCTTTCTTCTGCGCTTGGCGCAGACCCCAAGGGGCGGGATTGCCGGCCCCTGTGGTCTGTGTCAAACATACTTGATATACTGCCCGCCCTTGCCATCATTCCAAATTTCAACGGCAATGATTTCTGCTGTGCTGTTCCAATATTCCGTATTTTCCGGGTGCGTGTAGGAATACGCCCGCCGTGCGTCACATTCCCGCTTGTATCCGTGTTCACGGACGAAATACGGGGTAATAAGATCGCGGGCAACGAACGGGTCACGGGTTTCGGCTTTCAGCAAATATCCGTCTTTCCCGTGAATGTAAACGTGCGTTTCACCGCCATAACTTTGGTTGTTTGCCGTTGCCGTGCTGATCGTCTTCACAAGATACCGTTTCATTGCTCATGCCCCTTTCTTTTCTGTCCAATCGTCAGACCACTTGCCAAGTGCAATCCGTGCGCCCCGTTCGGTGTTGTAGGTCTTCCGGGTGCGCTTCCCGCCGCAAAATACCGTCAAGGTTGCCGTGCCGTCCCGGTGTGTCTGAATGGAAGCACTTGCACCGTAAATGCTCTTGAAATACCGTTTCACGTTCTGCCCCTTTCTACGGGGATATACCGCCCCGCCCGGTGTCGTCTTGTTCATCCGTTGATGGATGTTTTCACTTGGTCGATTCGCCTATCAATAACCTTGTCACTTGCGTCCTTCGGGACTTTCACTTTCAGAACCGGGTAAAGCGCACACGGCACATTACCGTAAATTGCAGACCTTTCAGCACGGTAAACTGTGATGGTGACCGTTACATTTTCCAACCCGCTTCCAACGCCGTTCATTCTGAACGTTTCTGCCACTTGGATGATTTTGCCATCGTTTTCCGTGTAGCGTTCAATGCCATGATGCGAACCGTTAACGTAATACGGGAAAAGATTCCGTTCTGCCATCCGATTCAGCACCCGTTCCATCAATTCATTCACCTTACGCATTGCCCTTGCCGTCCTTCCTGCGGGTGAACCCGCTTGATTTGATACCTTATTATTGCACACTATGCTCATAGTGTCAAGAGGGTTTTTGAAAAAAAGTTTCAAATTTCGCAAAATAGAAAAAGACCCCCGGATTTCTCCGGGGGCGTGGCGGGAAATTCTTCCCGTCTGCTGTGGCGGGGACTTCCCCGCCGGGGGTTGCAACCTGTGCAAGTTATTAAGCCGCGTCTTTATAGGGTTCTTCGTAACTCATAGCGCGTTCACTGTCAGAGATTCCCGCCGTTGTCGGGTCAACGATGATACCAAGCAGGCCAAGGATTGTAAGGACTTGGTTGACAACTTCAAGAACACTGTTCTTTGTGACAGCCGGGAACACGTCAAACAGGGCAAGCATGGAATAAACAAAGCTGACAATCAAAGAAATGAAAGAAGTCAAGAAGACTTTCTGCTTAAACCGGACTTTCCAATTGATTTTCATGAATAATTTCCCTTCCTATTTATAATTGCGTTGGTAGGCTTGTAAACTGGTTATACATATCTGTCATGACGCTATTTGGGCCAAGTGCTTCGTATTGGTCATACATATTCTTGACGTTTTCACGGTCATTGTATTCAGCATAACCTTTCGATATGTAGTGTTTGAACGCCTGCAACAGCCGGTCACGCAATAACGCTTGAACACCAAGCATTGTTGCCTTGTTCTGTGCTTCAAGCTGTTCGTTTTGCTGTTTGATTACCTGTTGCTGTTGTTCGATCTCTGAACGCCGCACCGCAACTTCATATTCTTTTCTTTTCTGCCGCTTGTTGATAAGCGTTGACCAAAATAGAAAAATCAGATTCGGAACGGCAAACACGCACAACCACTGATAAACGTTCAACCCGCATCAACCCCTTTCTTCAGTCTTTGTTGCCTTTGGATACTGCTTGATTAACGCATCAGCCTGCGCGTTGGTAAGGCCCGGAATTGTGACGGTGTAATACTTGGCGGGGTCGGCAGAATCCAACGCCGCCCACGTATTGACGCCAATAATTCCGTCAACCTTCAACCCGTGATCCTGTTGGAATGCCTTTACTGCCGCTTCCGTGGCTTTACCAAAGTCACCGTCTGCGCCGTATGATCCGCAGGAATACCCCTTGTTAATCAGTTCCGTTTGTGCCAGTGTTACGTATGCGCCTTTATCTCCGCGCCGAAGGGTTGGTTTTGTTTCCGGTGTGGGCGGGGTCGGTGTCGGTTCTGGGGAATCTCCGTACTCAACGCCCTTCAATTCTCCCCAATACGTCCACTTCTTGTCTGTCACCTTGCTTTTAATCACTCCGGCCTGTGTGCCTTTCGCTTCGATCACAACGCCGCCGCCAATGTAAAGGCCAACGTGTCCGTGGTCACTCTCCGTCCCGGTAAAAACTGCCGTACCGGGTTTAAGCGTCTGCCCATCAGACCGCGCACCGCCTGTAAGCTTGCCTTTTGCTGTGCAATATGACTTGTACATAGTGTTTGATCCGTGGTACATATAACCGCCAAGCTGTTTGAACGCCCACGAAAAAAGGCCGCTGCAATCGGCAACATAATGCCCGATCCACTTACTTCCGTATTCTATCGTCTGTTGCCGGGTCGCTGCCCTCTGCTTCTCGGCTGTCCACTTAATCCCGGCAGTTCCCCAAATGTACCCCCAACCGTTATCAATCGCGTATTGGAACTTGTCAATCAATGCGCTTGTGGTAATCATTTGCGTTCGCCCTTTCTAATCAGTTCAAAAATCTGTTTCTGAATCTGAATGCGCCTTGCCTTGTTGATCGCGCCGGTTGACGGGATTGTAACTAACACCTTTTTCAATTCTTCAATAGTCATTGGTTATACCCCCTTCTCAACCTAATTTGATACCAACAACACGGACAAGGCCAAGCACCCAATTCCCGTTATTGTGGCTTTCCGAAACCGTCAACTTATTGGAATTAGCCAACGTGTATGTAATCGTTCCATTGTAGGTATAACCGCCGGAAACTGCCGTTGAACTATGGGTATTCACTCTTGAATAAGATACATTCAATCCAAGGTCAATAACATCCGTGAAGAAGTCAACGTTAGTCTGTGATGTAAGGATTAAAATGTCATAATCTGTATAGTTTTCATTAAGTGTAACTGTACCGCTTGAAACCCTACTGCCCGTCCAAAGAACGGAATACTTATTGCTTCCGGAAGGTGTTGCACCAATGTTTTCAAGCACTTGCGATTTTTGTGAATCGGTAAGCGTCTGTTGGCTAATCGTCACAACATCGCGCCGCAGCTTCCCTTTTAAGTCTTGCCCATACAGGGAAACAGCAGACACAGGGGCAGTTGTCCCGATAAACATTTCTTCTCCGTGATCCGATACGGTGTATGTACCATCAAGAGAAATATTGAACTGCACTGGTTCAGACAATTCATAATAGATATAGTTTGTATCGGTGTCATACGGGACGCCAAGCGCAATAACGGTTGCAAGGTTTTCATCAGAATATGAAATCCTTGTAATCCTGTTATATGCCTTCTGCGTATTTAGATTGATTTCATCATACACGTTCCCGATCCGCGCCAACCCATACGGGAAATTGACCATTACGCCGGAAAGGTCAATTGTGCTTTGTGAATACGGTTCAAACTCACCGCCGTTTGCTTCTTCAGACCAATCACTCCACGTCATCCAAATAGCAGTATCCGTGGACGTGCCGCCCGTAACGAACACGTACCCGTTAGAAGGTACAGTGAAATAACCGTCAACCGGCGTGATTGTTGTCTGCTCTCCTGTTAGCGTTTCAGCAAACTTTAACGCTGTATAAGTACCTTCAATCGCAAACCCATACTGTTCAGAATAGTCCGTAACTCTTGCATAACCCGATGTGTGGTTGTACAAATTCCAACCTGTCGAAACAAAACTTGTCGGGTTGGCTGTGGTAATCGTTCCACGATTTCCCTTTACATAAACAACAACGATAGAATCCCCGTTTGTTGGCGTTCCGCTTACCGTAATGCCATAAGTTGCCGGGTCTGTACTCCATGACGTTGTGTAAGAAAGCGTGATTGTCCCACTGGTAGAAACCGCAGCAACAAACGTATCACGGTCAAGCGTTGCGGAAATATCACTACCGTTTACTGTCATTTCGATTGATTCAGCAACATAACCGGTTTTAACACTGTTTCCAATGATCTCCGTTAGCCATGCAGAACCATTAGCAATGGAAGCTTCACCGCCGGAAGGCCGTATAATATACGTTCCTTCATTGATCTGTGCTTCATCAGACGTAAGGTTGTCCGCAAGCGGAACGGTTGTAATATTGATGTTCCGTGAAGAATCCGGGGACGTGTTGTTAACCGTCAACGGCGGTTTGTGCATTTCTGTATCAATTGTATCCGAATTGGAATTGAAGTCAGAAACCTTGACGCCGTCCGTTTTCGCCGGTTTGAGCAAATCAAAATAAGGTGTTGTTGAACTCATGCTTTTACCCCCTTACGCCTTGCGCCGCCAAAAGTGAAGTGTTCCTGTCCCTGTACCGTCCGTGTATGACCGCATACCGTCTTCAAGGTCACCCCAAGTGACAGGGATTGTAATTTCTTCCCAAGTGCCGCCGAATGTCGGCGCGGTCGAACTCAATGAGATATACACAGACCCCACAGGAAACAGTGTTGGAATAATCGCGCTTATCGCGTCCCCCGTGGCCTTGGCGTCTGCTGCTTCACCTGCAATGGACAACGTATTGTCAACCGGTGCTTGCGTTGTGTCATTCACATCAACCTGTAAACTGATTTCCGGTGCAGTGTTTTCGTTTGACATTTCCTAACCTCCTTTATACTTCTCCGACAACCTGCAAGATTTGCATGGTCATCGGACGCCGCGGCGTAATAACTTGGTTACCATCAACAATATTGCCGTTGCTGTCATAATACGGGTTAATCACGTACCGTACATCCCAAGAGAATTCCCCCGGCGGCAAACTGTCTGTGTCTGAATTAAAGAACGTAACCACAAAAGCGTTGTTTGCGTCAAGTGCAAACGCCTGCTGTTTTACAACCTCGCCGCTGCCGTTCTTAATAGAGAACAACGCACGGTCTGTACTTGCAAACTCATAGTCTGTGTCCGCTATGATCTTGATTGATCCTGTATCCCCACGTGAAAGCGTGATTGTGAAACCTTCAACAGAAAACATTATTCGCTCACCTTCTTCATACAAACGGACACAAGGCCGTCATAGTCTTGATTAATATTTACGCAATTTGTAAATCCTTCGTAAGTGTCAGACATTTCGCCATACTGGAATACAACACGGCTTGTCTTTTCATCATCAAAGGCCAACGCCGCCGCCTGCTGCATCGTATAACCCGGAAGCTTCAGCCAAAGGCAACCTTCCGCATAACCTGCCGAACCGTTTTCAATGATTGTTTCGTCATTCATTATCAGACGTTGGCCTTTCATTCTCCGCACGCATCCTTTCTAATTCGTTGTATACGTCACGCAATTCGTATAGGGTTTTTACAAGTTTTTCCATGTTGTTAAGCGTTGGAGCAATGTCCAGTGATTGAAGTCTTTTGAAGCAAGCTTCAACCTTTTCCTTTAATTCTTCCATAACTAACTCCAAGTAACAAGATTTACAGTTACGCCGTTAATGGTCATTTGTGAATTGCTGTGCGCATGACCGCCAAGCGAAAAACTGTTTGACGCGGCAAGTTGGTTCGTTTTTATTGAACCCGCTGCGGTTGTTCCGTTTGTCAGATTCGTAATTTTCGCGTCTGTGGCTTGCAAACTGCTAACTGTCGCATAACCGGTAAGGTTAATATAGTCTGCGCTAATGTCCACATAAGAAGTTGATTTCTTGTCTTGGTTGTTAATCCCAAGCACGATTGACGCGGCATTTACAACGTTTTGTCCGTCCTTTTGCGTAACAACCAATGAAATCTTGTCGGCATTCTGCGTGATTTGAGATTCTAACCCGGCTGCTGTGTTTGCCACTTCAGAACGTATTTCCGTTGCCGTCTGCGTGATTGTTGAGTACAGTCCGTCAACATCGTTCTTTACTTCTGCACGAATTTCCGTTGCCGTCTGCGTGATTGTTGAGTACAGTCCGTCAACATCGTTCTTTACTTCTGCACGAATTTCCGTTGCCGTCTGCGTGATCTTTGAAGAAAGCACGCCATCCGCGTTCCTGCGGTCGGTAACTTCCATCGTGATTCGGTCATGTTCAATATCTATCCGCGCTTCCTGTAATTTAACTTCATTGTCGAGATCGTCCAAATCATTCTGATAAGCGCGCAAGGATATTTTTCTGTTGCTCTTTTCTATTGCGGTTTCATACTCTGAACGTTCCGTCTGTTTTGACTTGTTCCCACCGCCGCCGCCGCGTGATCCGGTAACTTCTTCATTCGTCTTTCGTTCAATATAAACGATGTTCGGAATGTATGAACCTATTGTCAGCGTTGTTGCGGACGGGTCGAGCAAGTCCGTTGTCATTCTGATAATCTGTATTTGGTCTTTATATCCGGCGGGCAGAACTTCAACAATGGCATTATCATGAAGCTTTAGCGGTTGGTCAACATACCCCATGCGGTACAGGTCTGCAACCGTCCCTTCAATGCTGATTGAAGGCTTTGACGCTTCCCGAAGTGATTCCCATGTCTTCTGCAAAAGCGTTTCTGCATCGTCTATGTCTGTATTCTGATAGAACCCAAACCGTGCGCGCCCGTTGCGCCCATAGGTTGCCGTTGCTTCCGGGTCTTCAATGTATGTTTGCCCGTAAGGTTTCGCCGGGTGTCCGGCGTCTGCTTCCCATGTGATTTCTGCAAATGTGACTTCCGTATCTTCCTGCCCTTGTTCTTCTGCAATGATTGTCCCGCCATACCCGTAAAGCGCGGTAACAACTTCAGAATCATCATATGTTACGGAAGGGTCAAGCATATTCTTATCAATGCTCAACCGGACGCCGTTCCACTCGCCTTCTACTGGCAAAATGTCCAATCTGCGCGTTATTGTTCCTGTTGCGGAAATGGAAACGCGCGGCTCAATGTACACATTCCAGTTATCTTTTATCTGCAATACACCCTGCCAAACGCTACCGCGCGAAATGTCGCAGCTTGAAACAGGGTTTACGTTCGCTTGCCCTACGCTCCACAAAGTACCTAACAATACGTCTTCCAGTGCCGCGCTTGCTGAAACGTTCGTTATTTCCTTGTTGTCAGTGTGTTCGTCTGATAGTTCGGAAATACAGATATTCTCTGCCGTTACGCTTTGGTAGTGATCCGGTTCTTGCGTCTTGGCCTGCTTGATCTCGTATATCTGTGGCGTGTCGGTTGACGGGTCTTTGAAATAGATTCGTTGCCCGATAGATATGCGCTTGTCACTCAAGTATGGGAAGTCAGCTTCAAGTGTCATTTCTTCCTGTGTCCATTGGGCGCGTTCTGCATCATCCCGAATGAACAGCGTTTCACCCGCCATGTTTAGAAAGATGAACTGCACAATTACACCCACCTTTCACGGTATTTAACAACGCCCGTGCCGCGTATATTCTGATTTGCCCCCGTCTTTGGCGTGATCCAACCGGAAGTCGGTTCGTAATAACGCATGATGGATGAACCACCAACCACCGCAGTTTGACGGTTAAGGTCTATTACCATGCTGCCGGACGGAATGAGTGTGAAGAACATAGAATCCTTCCCGTCAGAATAACTTTGGTTCGCAACCTGTGAAGTGTTTCTGCGTTCAATCGTCATCAGTGGTGGCGCGCTCCCGTTTACAGTAAACGTTGTACCGCAATTGACTTCCATTAAATCGTTTGACGTCCAATACGGGTTGTTGTAGCAAGTGAAAACAATCTTAAGTTTGTTTTCCCACCATTTCCGATAGGAATAATCCGGCAACTGCGTAACAGCGCATTCAAGGTGACATTTTTCTGATTCGGGCAATTCAAGCACTAATTCCCTTCCGATCTGCGCCCAATCCCGTATGCCCTGCATGAATGTTTCCCGTATTGCGTTGTCGATTTCCAACAGTGCAAAAGAAACAGTAATATTCCGTGTCCCGCCTGTGATCCGCACAAACTCCGCGCCGGATTCAATAGCGCGTTGCCTTGCAACCGGGTTAAGCTGAATCGGTGATACGTTAATATCTTCGATCTTGACAGGCGCAATGTCTGTCAGTTCTTTATTCCCGAAAAC